AATTTAGTAATACCTATAGGTTTAACTCGCAAGTACCTAACTATACCTATGCCTTTAGGTTTTAACGTCATACCAAACACTAGCCGGGTTATGACTGAGTGGGCCTTGTCGGGTTTTAAAGACACACCGAAACGCGTCGGTCAAATTACTGGTGCGCTACTTGAAACGTTTAACCCAATCGGTAACTCCGGTTGGAGCGTGCAGACCATAGCACCTACAATCGTAGACCCGTTAGTTGCGCTGGCCGAGAACCGAGACTTTACCGGTAAGAACATTGCAAAGAAAGATCGAAGTGAATTAGCTCCGACCCCCGGGTACACTAGAACAAAAGACACCGCCAGCTTCTTAGCAAAACAGATGTCTTACTTTTTAAACCTTGCATCAGGCGGCACCGACTTTAAGCCGGGCTTGTTTAGTCCAACACCTGACCAGATTGACTATCTGATTGGCCAAGCTACTGGTGGCGTTGGGCGTGAAGTATTAAAAGTCGAGCAGTCAGTTACCGGCGCACTTAAAAAAGAAGAAGTTGCTCCAAACAAGATACCAATCCTTGGCCGATTTTATGGCGATGCAAATGCTACCGCTAATATCTCTGGCAAGTATTATGATAACTTGACTATGCTTAATAAGCATGAAGCTGAAATTGAAGGCCGCAAAAAACGTGGCGAAAAGCTTGACGAGTATTACAAAGATAATCCTGAAGCAAGGCTTTACAAGAAAGCCAACGACGTAGAGTCTGACGTTGCACGTTTGCGTAAACGTTTAAAAACTTTGAAAGAACGGAAGGCTTCTGATGAAACAATTAAGCTTGTCAATACCCAGATCACGGCCAAGATGAAACGCCTTAACGCCATGGTAAAAGACGCAGAAGATTAACCGTGCCGGCCAAAACTAAAGAGGCTAGAAACGCCATTAACCGGGCAAGTTACGAGCGTAATAAAGAACACAGGAAAAAAAGAGAGACAGAAAAAAGAGCAACAGCAAAACAAAAGTGGCGTGAATTTAAAAGTACATTATCGTGTGTACAGTGTGGACAAAACCATCCAGCTACCCTAGACTTCCATCATATCGAAAGGCACCCAGATAACCGTAAGGTTAACAAGTTGCTATCTAATAAAGCTTACAAGCAAATAATGGAAGAGATAAAAAAATGCATGGTGCTGTGCGCTAATTGCCACCGGATTCACCATCACAACGAACGCCTAGAAAAAAAGAAAGGGGCCGAAGCCCCTTCCTGATTAATACTCTTCGTCTTCCGAATCGTCGTACTCAACCCAGTCATCTGACTCATCATCGAACCAATAGAGGTCACCTGACTCATCAACGTACCAAACGATGCCGTCTTCGTCGATCTCAGCCCAGTCCTCTAAGTCTTCGTCAAAGTAAAAGATCGCGTCTGCTTCATCGTCGTAATACCAAACGATGCCGTCTTCATCAACTTCGCACTCGACGTCAAACTCTTCGTCGAACTCTTCAACCAATTCCAAATCCAACATTTCCAACAGTGCTTCTAAATCAATAGACAAATTGATATTTATCATTTTGAAAATCTCCGTAATAGAAAGACAACCCCCACCGGTTGCAAGAATTATCCTACACTATCTTTATGACGGATTTGAAATATAGCTACAGCCTTTCTACGATCTCATAGACTCGGATTTGTTCCTTGAGTTTTGCGATCTCTGCGTCACGATCGTTTAGTTTTTTCTGCAGATGTTCACTCAGCGCGTACACTTCTGCAATTTTTTCAAACCGAGCTTTATGATCTGCCAGCATGATGTTGTACAGACGCTCGGATGCTTCGATTTGCTTTTGCATAAAATCAGACATAAGTACCTACCTTTTCGAACGATCTTTTATTTTAGTCATACAATCACCGCACTTCCATCTCCGGGTCCGACCGTTTGCGCTTATGATCCAGTCGCCCCCGGTACGCAATACCCTGCGCTGATTGCAATTCGTACACCATCTCTCGCCTGTTGCTGCTTCAACTGCTGCTGTTTGCTTCACGCTGTTGGTCATCGCTAATCCAATATCTTAATTCTACAATCTGCGCACACTCCCGTAATTTTGATACGTTGGTGCGCTTCATTACTTCGATTGCTATCGCTACGAAAGTTTCTATTTCTGCTCTGTCGTCATCGCCCCAGCCAATGAGTTCTGCTACTCCTGATTTAAGTCGCTCATCTTTAAGCTTGGCCAATGCTCCGACAAGATACTCGAGTTCTTCTCTAGGGAGGGCTGCTCTTTCGCGTAGCAGGTATCGCATACGATCTGCTTGTTCAGCCACGAAGTTTCCGTCTGGTCGCATTCTTTGCATACTGTTTTCCTATTCATCTCTGTGTTCTTTCATCCATTCGATTACGTCTTCCTCCAGCCAAAGAAGCTTACTGGTGCCCGGGATAATTATCCTTGGCGGCAAAGTCTCTGGCCTGCGGCTTGCGTCTGAACGGATTGTTTCAACCGCTCGACGCAGTAGCGCCGCAATCTCTTCTACACCCAACGTCTTAATGGTCATTTGGTTTTTCCAAGTCTATTAATTTTTCAATGTAATGCTTCGCTTTCATTAAATCTTCCACGCCGCCTTTATGTTTCCAGCGCAACAAATATTTTAAAGCGTTGCCTTCAAAAAAATTCAAACGGTTTGCAACGATGATGTCCCAAGGTTGAATTGCTTGAGACAGATAGTGATCACCGCCTACTTGTTTATCATTAGCTGACATTAGTCTATCTCTTTCATGTAATAAGCTGTCTCAAAACCATCGCCTCGCAGAGGCAAATCCTTTGCCCATGGAATCGGCGTGCCCATAATCTTTTCTGCTAGGTGAACATCGCGTGGGCCGCCGATGATCTCCTCGCATACCACCTCATCGTGGACCGTGGTCAGCAAGGTAAAGCCAGCTTCGTCTAATGCCAACATAGACTCGGCCAACAAGTCTCTGGCGATAGCTTGTGTAATGTTCTCGACCAGCTTACCGCCGTAGGTTGATATGCGGCTCCACTGCTTTGTCTTTTGGTCCAAGCCTTCATACGTCAGCGATCCGGCGCGGGTAACTTGAAATTTAGTTCCGTCGCTTTTGTTTCTATACAAGTCTTCCTTTTCAATACGCGGCTTAACGTAAGCAAGCCTGCGACCGGAAGGCAAACGGATAAACAGAAAGCCTGACTCCCATATAAAGCCCAACGATTCTCGGCTGCCTGCAATCGTTAACTCAACGGTAGTTTTATTTATTACCGCATCCTTGGCCGCGCCTTCGCAGTCGTACCAGAACTGCACGATCTCCGGGTTAGCCTCGCGCCATGCAACCTTGATCGGGTCAAGCTCATCCTCTGTTAGGCCCATGTCCAGTGCGCCCATAGTCTTCAATGCCCCGGCACCGCCTTGGTATCCCAGAGCTAACTCTGCGACCTTGCCTTTGAAACGGTAGGGTGACTTCTTGTCTACGCTACCTTTGGGGAGCTTGAACATTTGCTCCGCCGATGCTTCGTAGATTTTGCCGTGGGTATTGAACACATCAATGCGCCACTGGCACCAAGCCAACCATGCCACGACGCGTGCTTCGATCGCGCTGAAGTCAACGATCACAAACTTGTTCCCGGGTCTAGCAATAAAAGCTGTCCTGATCAACTGAGACATGGTGTCGAATACGTTGCCAAACAAACTGTCAACCGTTTCAAAATCGCCGGCCCTCATTAGGTTACGAGCAAGGTCAATATCTTTGTGCTTGTTCTGCGGTAGGTTCTGCACCTGTACCAAACGCCCAGCCCAGCGGCCAGTACGGTTCGCTCCGTAGAACTGTGTCAAGCCACGCACGCCTGCATCCTCGCAAGCAACCCTGTCCATTGCGTGATACTTCGACACGCTGGTCTTGGCCAATTGCTGACGCAACTCCATTACCCTATGCACGACATCGCTCTCAGTGCTTTTTAAAATCATCGGCACCGTTTTCTTAGTCAAGTCATCAACGTCGGTGCCATCTTCTACAAGTAGCCAAGCCATCAACTGGTTGCGGCTATTTGGATTAGACAACCCTGTTAACTGGATTGCCTCATTGGTTAGACGTTGCTTGTATATCTGATCGCATGCGATGGCTGCTTTGACCAATGTTCGATCAATCATCACGCCTTTGTTATTCATCTTTTGGTCTAGTGCCCAAAGCCTTTGCTCTTTGTCTGGCACTGGAAACTTCGCAAGCCTATTTGCGATCTCGCGTTCAGCAACCACGTCGTTCGCACAATACTCTTTAAACAAACGCCACTTCTCTCGATCATGGCTTGGTTTGTTTCGGCTCCGACCCATATTCGTTTGAGTCGGTTTGCAAGGAATGCAAAAGTATCTGATCAAAGCACCGCCGCTTTTTTTCTTTTGCTGGTCTTCATCCAGACCTACTACTGTACCCACGTCAGCAAGGTTACCCGGCAGCCCCAGATACAGTGCATGCACGCTAGTGCATCTCCATTGCATCGGGTCCAAAGCTCTGCCGAAATGCTTACCCAAGCAAGCCAACTCAAACGCCGCATTGTATGCAGTCTTGATGACGTTGGAATCGAAGATTGCCGTCTCGACCTCGGGTGGTAATGGTTCGCCTTGTGCAAGATCGATGACCTGTACAGGTTGGTCATCGAATGCATAAGCGAACAACATGATTTCAAAATGAGGACTCTCCACGTAACGATGCATTCCGCATTTGCGTAGGTCTACTTCGCTGTACGTTTCAAGGTCTAGCCGGAGAGTCGTCATCTTATTCTTCAGCGTTCGTAACGACAGCGTCTTCAGCAGGCGCTGCTTCAGCTTGCAAGCGTTTGATTTCGTCTTGGTACTGAGTGACGATATCTTGAAACAACGTTTCAACCTGCCCACGTGGCATGTGGTTTAGCCCGGTCAGAATTAGATCGATGCCTTGGGGCGATAATTTAATGCTAGTAAAAATTTGATTAGTCATATCATTTTCAAAAAAGGTGGGGTACTCGCTGCGTACTTAGCCCCGAACGGTTGCCCTTCGGTCATTACCAACAAGCGCATTCGTCATCCGCTTTCCCCCGACAACTTAACTCAAAAAGTCTTCATCGCTATCGGTGAAGTCTTCACTTGCGTGGCTGCGGCCAGACAATGGTTCGCCATCGCCAACCTTCTGCACGTTCTGCAAACCGGCGCCGACACCTTTGTTACCCTTAGTGTTGTAAGGGAAAAAGTTTAACGACACTCGGCCATAGCAGCCGCTGTACACGTCGGCTTCATCTAATGGAATCAACTTGCCATCGATGTCGCGCTCAGTGCCCACAACGCCGGGCTTCTGCTTGCTGTTCGTGTTTACAAACCAGTGGCCCTTGTACTCTGGGCTATCGCGCTCTGTGTCACCGTCACGCAATGGGAGCTTCAGACCTGCTGGGACTTTGCCGCCCCACATTTCTGCGCCCTTTGCTTTAGCTGCTTCGATAGCTGCCTTCACTTTAGCCACGCCATCGACGTCGCTCTTAGGAATCAAAAGGCAGACGCTGTACTTTGGTTCTTGGCCGGCTTCTTGTGCGCGTGCTTTGAACAGATTGGCGTACGACATACGAACCTTGCCGGTGATTACTTTGGTTGCTGCATTTGCGTTATTAGTAGACATACGGTCTTCCTTAGTTAAA